AGGACTCCTTTGCGAGTTGCCTCGCGTACTGTTCGGGGGTTAAACCCAATCTCTTAGCGAGGGAGAGTTGGGTGGACGTTAGCCGTATTTTGCGCGGTTTGGCACCGTTGCTCCTTGCGGAGGGTGCCACCACCGTCGAGGGTTGATTGACAGTCACGGTCGCGTCACGCCCATCTGTGTCGCCATTATCCTGCCAATCGTACTCTGGGAAGGCGTTTCTCAAACGCCTATCTATCTGCCGAAAGTATTCTGAACTATTCGGCTGTATTCCTTTCTTTATCAACGAAGCGTGGGTGCCATAAGCTAGGCTGGTCATCTCTTCGTAACCATCCTGCATAAACCAAGGATTCTTATTGGCCCACTCTTGCGCCTCTGGATCTACCTGTACTGGTTGCTGCTGCTGAGCCACATTTTGAGCAGCCTCATTTGCGACTCTCTGTTGATAGAACTGCTGCTCTTGTTGTTCTCTTTGAACTTGGCTCTGAGCGAGATTATTTTCATACCTTTCGGCTTCAGATAATTCTGCTTGCGCCCTAATCAAGCTTTCTTGAGAGGCAACCACATTATCTGTGTCACCTTCTTCATAGGCTTTTTTATATCTATTCCTAGCCTCTTGAAGTGCTAATTCTGCCCTTTGCTTGATTTGTGAGACTAAAGCAGCCTCACCTCTATTGATCAGGGCTTCGTTTTCTCTGTTCTTTTGATTGAGTTGCTCCGCTACCCTGATCGCTTCTTCGCGCATCTTTTCCGCAGCTTCGCGCTTTCTGCGCTCTTCATGCTGCTCGTAGCGTAGCTTGTTGATTCGTTTCTGAACCTTTTCGCTGTAGCCGCTTAGCTCCTCATCATCAAGGTCATCATCAGCAGCAGACTGCGCTTTTGGTGGTCTGCGATCTTCTTCCTCTCTATCATCAACTATCTCTAACTCTAATTGGTTTTCGCTGTCCGAATCTTCGTCAGACTTCTTCCCAATCTGAGTTCTGACGCCGAAGAATTTTTCTTCAGCAGTTGTTTTTTGCTCTTGTTCAGAGTCGTATTGCGCTTCACTCATACCTTCAATATCCCCCTTGGATCTTCAACGACAGCCTCGACCGAATCATCATTGATCAGGCGGAACTCTTTACCATGCACCTTAAATCGGGTGCCCGAATAAGATCTCATCAAGATAAAGTCACCCTCTTTGCAGAGCGGCCCACTGGGGAATCGCTTAGGGTCATTGTAAGCATCGGCTCCCAATTTCAAAACCATGCCGACAATAGACCCTACCTCTTCGTCATGCAGAGTTTTTGCAGCTTTGAGAATGCCGCCCTCTGTCATTTCTTCAGGTTCAGGTAGCGCGATCAACAGTTTATAACCTCTAGGGTCAGGCAACTGTGCAGCCTTGCGAGTCTCTTCATCCTCGTTTGTTGCTTCAACCGAGACGGATATCGTCCCGACATCGCCTTTTGCTAATGCTTCAGACATTAGTTGTTTCCCTGCACTGGAAAAAAGCGTCCAGAGTCGCTTGCACCACTCAATGTGGCGTTATTCAGACTCGAAGCGTTCCTTCAAATCTAGAATTTCTCTCTCAGCCAACGCCAGGCCTTCGATCACACCGCACAATTTAGTGTAATCGCTATAGTCTTTACAAGCCCCGCCACTGATATGGTCTGCGTATTCGTTCATTTTTTCACGCAAACCTTTTTTCAAATAATCGAATACATTTTCCTGATTGCTAATCATCTAAAACTTCTTTTGCAATCTCTATTCCTGCTTTTAGACCAGCGATCTGATCGCTTGATGAGTTCTCAGCAATACGGGCGGCAAGTCTTGCCTCCTCGATATCAAGCTGCTGACGTAATCTTTGTTGATCAAGCGAAGCTTTAGCTGCTGCTTTTTGCGTATCTAGTTCGAGCCTTCCCATCTCAGACTGCATTCGGCGCTGAGCTTCCATCTCTTTGATTTCTAACTCTTTCTGCTGCATTTGCAAGATCGGATCGTTCATCTGCTCTTCTTGCGCTGCTTGCTGCTGCTCTTGCTGGTTCTTTCCTGACAACTGCGCTGCCGCCATTGCCGCAAGCCTTGATATCCTGAACTCGATATCTTCTGGCAAAGGCTCTTCTGGCCCTGGCAACTCGAAGCCTAGTTCTTTTTCGATCTCGAATCTGTATTGGAACGCTAGATGTTCCTGTATGTGAGCAGCCATAGCAGCACCAATCGCATCTGCCGTGGGGCTTTGAGAAACCAAATCCATAATCTTGGGATCTTGCATAGCAGACTGGTGCGCCTGTATGTGCGCTTCGTGATCCTGATAAGCGAAAGCTTTGACAGGTTTGTTATTGATTATGTTCATGTTTTCTGTAATCGGATCAGTCGGATGCTGATCTTCATCAGTCGGAACTATCTTGTCTGCGTCTCGGATATTAAGTATTTCGAGCATTTGCCTATGCAGAAGCGGCATGTCGTACATCTGTGGCGCTTGTTGCGCCAGTTGTAGTGCCGATTGATACTGCATTATACGCTGAGCCATGGTTCCAGAGTTTGGATCGCTTACTGGAATGATGTCTACGCGATCATCGAAGTCTGAAGACACCAAAGGCTCTTTGGTTTCGTCGTATGGGTACGTTTCAGGCCCAAAATCATGCACAACATTTGATAGAAGGCGCAATTCTACCCGCATAGAGGCGTGTAACCGCGCTTGAACCGCGCTCATCACCTTCATAGAGCGTTCTAAGATGGCTAATGTGGTGCCAACTGGCGCTTCTGCGTTCATATCGGCTGCTTTTACGTCAGCAGCAGACGCAAAACGCCGCCCTTCCTCTACAATATCGCCCATAAGCTGGTATAAAACGCTGCTTGGCTCTTTGTAGGGCAAAAAACTGATGTTTTCAGCGATAGATCCGCCCGGAACGTCCACATCTCGGAACTCACCGGGCATAATCGGGGTGTCATCACCCTTAATTCGTAGTCCTCTAGCCTTCAAACCACCTGGAAGGTTAGCCAAAGTACCCGCATCGACCAATTGTCTCAGCAAAGACGTGGCAGATTTCGCTAATCCACCAATCATGTGCAGTAAACCGAAGCCGTAGAAGCCTAAACCAGGCATATATTGGTAATGAACGAAATGTTGTCGGCGCATTTTGCGCTCATCATCTTCATACCAGTTACGTCTGATCGACAAAATAGTCCGTGAGGACTGATCCATGGTCACTACATAAGGTAATTGTATGCCTGTCTGTTCGCCTTTCTGCTTATGCTCGAATCCCGGAAGATCCAAATCGACATGCATCTCTAAAAGAGTGTGACGATAGTCGAGATCGTAATTTGCTGTGTCGCCTGTAAGCTCGTTGTACTTCTTTTCTATTTGATCGTAGTCAGGCGTTGGTGCCGGAAGCTCAACATCTGCGTAGAAGCCTGAGACTTGTAACTTACGAACCTCATTCGCACTACGCCGCATGACCTGTGTCGCTCTTTCGCATGTGTTCAAATCAGATGCGCCGTAGCTCACGACAAAGTCTTCTGCTGGGACAAACATACTGCAAGGGCGACCCATGTTTGGATCGTAGTAAACCTTGCGGAATGCAGATCCTGCTAATGGCAAGGAGAACAAAAGCCGTTCTGTCTCGGTTCGATACTCTGTCATCCGCTCTGTAAGCAAATAATTTAAGTAATCTTGAACGCGATTTGACTGCTCTTGCTTCTCAGCAGTGATGACACCGACTACAGCAGTCTTTGCTGGGCCAGCGGCAGGAAAAAGTTCTTGTATTGATTGCGATTGAAACCTGATGACAGCTTCCGTCAGTAGGGGATGGAATACACCGCAAGCACCATCCCAAGGTGTCGTTCTGTCTTCATGCTTCAGACCAAGGAGATCCAAGCCTTGTATGTAGGTTTTCTCCCAGTCTGCTCTACTTTCTTTGTCTGCCTTGAACGAACTTAGCAATTCTGATGCGATTCCTTCCAAATCCGAGTCATCAATATACTCAGCAAGGTTAGCATCATGTGGCACCGCACCCTCTGGCGTGAAGTCAGGATCGAAGTCGATCACCATCCCGCCATCCTCTGTTTCTATCGAAACAGCCTCTGGGTTTAGGATCTCTATCTCTAGGTCTGGCTCGTCGCCTGTTCCCTCAGAGAATATCGTATCTGGCGTAGCCAGAGGGCGATCAATAGCCATTTATCCGTTCTTTCTAAATTTTTGGGAACGAGCAGCACCAGAGCCTCTGGCAACCGTGTTTCCTCCTTCCTTTTTGCGAACCGCAGTCATGCCACCGTTTGCCATCATCTTGCTGCTCATGCGAATCTGACCGCCTTTTTGCATCTTACCTTTGCCATCGGCT